AAAGAAACCCCCGCTTGTGGCGGGGTTAAGAGTTATTTCATATGTTGCTTGGCATATTCAAGGGCAAAGTCAGGTATCTGCTTTATGCCAGCTCGATAGTTCAAAATGTCTTGGTCGGTTACTACCTTATCACCAATATGATGTGCAGCAAAACCTTGCTGTATTGTTGCATTTGAGAGAGGGTCAATAAGATAAGCGGAAGTAACTGCACCTATTGGTAAAGATGAGAGAAAATCGCAAATCTTTTTCACTTCTTTAGCGTCCATTTAGCCCTCCGTTCTAGGTGAAAATTTAACTAAGGCATTTTCTCCGTATAGTGTACCACTTTCTGAGAGAATATAATATCTACCAGTAGTTTCAATATATATATCAGATGGTGGCGCATACACATCAACTTTAGTTAGATTTGCCAATTCTTGGGCAAAACAAGTACCATCATAATTATTGCCAGTTGAACAGCACATGAGTTGGATGGGCTCACCGTTATGGTCCTTCCTGTTTTTAATAATTTTTGCAAGCATTTCAGCATCAATATTACTAATCTCATAAATTTGGATTGAGTGCGGTGTTCCATGCGCTCCAATCACATAACGCTCTCCATTTAAGCGATGACTAATTATCCTTGTTGAGTTTCTAAGAAGATTGTCATATGAGCTTTTTGTTGAAAAGAATATTGCGTCTTTAGATTGAACAGCTCTTTTAATGGCTTTGTATTTTTTACCCTTTTCTTTTCTTTGCCCACTTGACGCAGACAATGCACTTAACGCCCTAGGCTGCTTGCTTACTGCCCAAGCACGCTCACGCTCATAGTCACGGCGCAGATGATTGTCATGCGTGAACTGGCGCAGCTTGTCTTGCAGCTCGCCAAGTCTAATGCGCTGCTTTACCGCGTCAGCTCTCACCTCTTGAAGGTAAGAAATCTCTCTTTTCTGAGCTCTAATGAGACGCTCATATCTGCGCTGCTTCTGCGTAGCTGCGTAGTACTCGTCACTAGTCATGCCCGTGATGCGCTCTTGCTCTGAGTAGTCCATATCAGGGAGTTGCGAGTATCCAGGAACGTAAGGTGTCATGTAGTGGTAGCAGTTTGCACCACAGAGACCTGTCACCGTGCCATAGCCTGTAGCGTCAACGAGAGACGGGTACTCAGTACTCCTGCCACTTCTTGAGTACACTTTGCCTTGCCATTCTGCATGGCTTGGACGTGCTCCAAAGTGGGCATCGACAAAGACCAAGTCCCACTCCCACTCATCCATACGCTGCATAAGAAGGCGGTTTCTCGCTTGGTTAGCCTGGGAGACGATGTGGCGTCTTAGAGCTGCATCAATGGTTGTCTTAGTGCCACTGATGTAGTCAATGGTCTCTAGTCCTGAGTTAGCAAGCCTTGTAACTCCGCGCTCCATAACCGCTCGTGTTGGCTCTCCTGCTTGGTGGCGGGCGATTGCTTCAGCGGTCACGTCATACCAGAGTGCTGCTTGGTCTTTGGCAAGTGCGATGTTTTGACGCTCAAGGACCTCATTCATGCCTTGCGCCGTCTGAGCAGCAATGATAGTTGCAAGGTTAGTCATGTGACGGCGTGAGCCCATTGCTCGCACAAACTGCCCCACAAGTGCGTCATCCGTCTTCTTAAGCGCAGTCTTTAGGACCTCACGCGTCTGTTTGTCGATTGCGGGGCGGTACTTGTAATAGATCGCGAGAGCTTCCTCGCGAGAGAGCCTAGAGAGACGCTCAAAGTCCGCAATCTCTCGACCTCTGATGACTGCGCCATTGGTGCGTACTACCTCATCAAGCAGGTTGAGAAAGAAGTATGAGAGTTCCTGTACATAAGCAGACTGTGCGCCTCCTACGAGACGCACAGCGATTTCTTCAGTCGGTTTCACGATTACTCACCAAGGTCTGCGTCAAGTGCTACTCCGCCAGTCTCACTGGTAAATGCTTTTGCGTCTTCCTCACTCATGCCTTGATACTTGACGAGATACTTCCACTTTGGGCAAAGACCACGTGCGATGTCATCCTTCATCATGTCTCGGTCTGCCTTGTCATCTGAAATAACCGAGTCATCCCACAAGATGTCAACCGGCACAGGCTCGTCTACCTTGTAGCCGTTCATTGCGCACTCAGCTGCAAACGCGCCCTGGACAAGATCTCGTACAGAGTTCTCAATGGAGTGCTCATGCTTTCTGATGGTCCTAATAAGCGTTGCATTGGTGCTGACAACCTCTGTTGCCGTCTTGAGTCCTTGTCCAAGCGTAAATGACCAGTATCCAGCACCAAAGCCAGTTCTAAAGCCCAGGACAGCAAGAGCATTGTTGAATGCGGTAACCATGTCATCAATATGCGTATCAGGGTTGTAGACCGTCATAGGCGACTCTGCACTAATACCAGCAGAGATTGGCGCAAACATAATTTGGTCCATAGTGTTTACAAACTTAGCCTTGCCGTCTTTATCACGCACAATAGCTTGTTCATCAACAATCATCTTTGGTAGTGAAACTCTAACCTGCCAGTACATCTGATTGAATGCTTCATCTACCAGTCTACAAGAGTCACAGATGTCTTCAATAACTGATGCGCCAAGAGGTGTGAGCTCGTCATGAGCGTTGTACTTAGCTGGTTTTACCAATGCATAGGTTGGCAGTGGTTGCTTGGTATCGACAAAGCCTGTAATGCCTTCAACCTCAACAGGAGTAATACGATTCTGTGAGTTAAAGAGCAGCGTCTCTACTACGTGAGACTGCGTCTCTTGGTTAAAGTATCTAAGCTGCAACTGGTCATAAAGCTTGGAATTCACAGTTACCTTGGAGATGAATGCGCAACCATCACCCAGAAGCGGGATAATCTGCCATGCCTTCATAGAGTCAATGCTGGTTGAGACGTTGCCTTCATAACCATGGAAGTTTGCCACCCACGCACCAACACCAAGCGCAAAGACGGTGCTGATGAACTCTGCTTGCTCATCAACAAAGTTAGGAATAGTGCGCTCTAGCCAGTCATTTACTGCATCTTCAGAGCTTGAAAGTATTGTGCCCTCGTTCATGATCAGGCTTGGAATCTCGCTTGCAACCATAGAAGCTGGACTAATTGAGAGCCTGTCATATGAGTCAGCGCCATTGTTGATGATGTAAGGCTGCTTGTAGTACTCATTATCATGCGTAAACCAGCCCCACCACAGCTGCTGGAACTTGTCCATTGACGTGTCCGGCGTAAAGCCACGCTTCTTTAGGTATCTGAGTGCCCATTCTGGCTTTTGGATAGTAATCTTCGACAAGGTGAGACCCCTTCTCTTACGTCAAGCTTCTGTCATTGATAAGCGTCATACACGCATAACGCACAGCGTCGATAGTATGGTTATCAGCGTCTGGCAACTGCCCTGTGAGCTGGTTGTCCTTTGTCATCACATATGAGTAATTGCTGAACTCACGCGCTGCAGTAGTGCAGCTGGAATCAATCACAATTTTTGTGCGGTACTGCAGCCACTTGATTGAGTTGTGGATGTTGTGCGCACCTGTCTTGAGTGCACCACGAGCGTTAATGCCATTAGCTTTGAAGTCGGCAATACTCTTAGGCTCTGCGCTATCGCACCACACCGTGGCGTAGGGCTCAGCGTCTTCAATAACATCCTCACCATCTTTGAGCGCGTTACCCAGTTTCTCGCTTACGAGCTCAGCGGTGTCTTGGTTAGAGAGTCCACACTTCACAAATTCGTCCAGGACGTAGAGTGTGCGAGTCTTTGCGTCGTAGGCAATCTTCACCCAAGCAAATGGATCCTGTGAGAAGCCCCAGTCAACGCCATAGTAGTGGTACTCCAGCTCTTTGCGCTCATCGTATGCGATGTCTCTCACCTCAACACGAGTGAATACCTCAGAGCCAAAGCCAACTTGCTCTCCCAGCCACTCATGGCGGTATGCTTCCTCATCAAGCTCTTTGAGTGCTTCAGCGTCCTTGCGTACCTGCTCCGGTATCCACTCATGTGGTACATCGAGGTAGCTTGACTCAATGACGCGCTCCGGGTGAGTCGAGAGCATGGTAGAGACATGCTCATTTACCCAAGCATCACGAGAGCGTGGTGGGTTATGGTCAAAGAAGCGGAAGTACACAGAGCCTTCCGGGGCGTCACGAGTAACAGACTGCATAACCGTTCTCAGCTCGCCCCAGCCATTGAACTGGTCTACCTCTGAAAACCACTGATAGGCGTAGTACGTTCCATTTGGTGCCTTGATAGCCTTAGTCTTCTGCGTATGGTCACCACCTCTGAAGGTAATGACTTGACCAGTTGCAGGGCGTGTAAGCTTGTACGGGCTCTTAGACGCTCTCCATTCATCGCGAATGTTGAGCTTGTCAATCGCCCAGAGCATTTGCTCAAAGACACCGTCACCAATATCCTTGCCAATCTTAGGCATGATGAAAGCCGAGCGGTCCTTATGCTCCATGAGTCCTTGCATGATCTCTAGCGAGACCGTAGAGCTCTTCAAAGAAAAACGCCCTCCCCTTAGCCACCATTCACCTCCTGCGTCCTGCGCGATTGCACGGTGCAAGGAGAGAAATGGTGGTGCTAAGAGAAGGGCGAAGTCTGCCACGAATGGCTTCTCTTCTTCTTCCACATCTTCTGGAATTGCGTCAAGTAGCGTCCTGCCAATACTTGAGATAGCAGTGACTGCAGTCTGATTCACGCCTGAGTCTGCAATAGACTCCTGCGCCATTGCAAACGTCTTACCCATGCCGTTTAAGACTTGAACACGGGTAATAGTTACTTTCTTTGAAGCGCGTTCTTGGAGGTCTTGAAGCCTTTGTTTAACCTTTGTATCGTTCTCAAGCTTGCAAGCAGCAATATCAACACTTGCTTCTTTCCACTTTGAGCGGTGAGGGTAAGCTTCCAGCATTGCCTGTCGCTGGCTCTTGCCAGCAACTCTAGCGAGCACATACTTCTCATGGTTTGCGTTTGTGAGTGGTTGCGTCTTCAATGCGTCTGACCTTTGCTTTTCGCTCCTTCTTCCTCTTCATCTTAAAGGCAAGCTGACGCTCCAAATTCTGCTTACGCTCAAGCTCTTGCATGTGCTTTCTCAAGTACTCACGCTCATCAAGCGCACACTCCTTGCAAAGCCCCCAACGCTTAGCATCCTCTGCATCAACCCACACAGGATGCTGTCCGCACTTCTGACATAAAGGCACAATTCCCTCTGTGCGATATCTTCCGTAGCGGTGACGCACCATGATGATTGCTTGCACGGAATGCGTTGGAATGAGCTCGTGGAGTTCCTTGGCAGTCATGGAAGGATTGCGCCAGAGCGTCTCAAGCTCTGACCAAGTCCAAGACTGATATGTTCGTCTCCCTCTTTTCTTAGATGATGAAAGAGATGAAACATTTATTTCATCTTGTTTCTTGCGCTTGCTCATTGAGCTTCTCCCTCTGTGTAAAGAGTCTGTACGCATGGTTGCAAACCATCTGTGGCTCACGTTGGAGCTTCTTGGAGAGCGTCTCTAGAATTGCAACAATGAGTGCGTCTTCTTTCTCACTCCAAATTCTGTGAGAACGTGTAAGACATGTTTTGCTCTTGAGTCCTCTGCTTCTCGCAAACACTTTGATGTCAGTGATTGAGCGATTAGGCATGAGTCTCTTAAAGCCTGACCAAGTTGGTCCATGCTTAGGAACTTCTCGCTCAATGATTGCAATCTCCTTAGCTGTGAAGGGGGAGTGATCTAGTTCTTCATAACTGCGTCTGAACCCGTTCATGTAAGCTTTCCTTTCTCATAAAGAGAGCGAGTCATTTCTGCTCGCTCTCTCAATGCCATCTTTTCCAGTTCTCGCTCCGATACGTTTGGTGCGTGTGCGTTTCGCTTAAATATCGCTTTATCGCTATCTGAGAGACACGCTAAGGCGCAAACTCTCATATCGTCAATAACTCCAGCCAAGGCACACGTAGAAGCGCACTCAGAGCCTGTGAATGGGCATAGAAGATATTTGACCTGTTTAGGCAATAGAAACACCTCCATTCTGAATAAATGTTGAATATGCGCCTTTTAATTTGGCGGGCACTAAAATGCCAGTTCTACCTGCTTTGTTTTTTACTGTGTGCAGTGCAACCTCTTTGAATTGAGGAGTATCAATCTCACCTTTAGTGAGTATCAACGCTGCCCAGGACGCATAACCTACAACTCCAGAGCCACGGAACCAATCGAGCGATGGCTCATCTTTTGCATCGAGCTTCTTAAGGCTTGAGAGCACAAGGAAAGGTATTTGCGTATCAAAGGCAAGCATTTGAAGGTTGGTAGCAACTTGAGAGACTCGTGTGTACTCTTGCTTGTCGATATCTGGAGTGCCCGTCTGATACTGCTGAATGTAGTCAATGATGACGAGGTCTGGCTTATCTCCGTCTGCAATGACAGTGCGCACGATCTCTTCAATTCCTGTGGTGGTTGCTACGTTGTCAATGATTGCAAGATTCGCTGCAACCATATCCTCATAGATTGCAGCGTCTGCAAGTACAGCGTTTGAGTGTCTAGCATTGAATGCATACGCTGAGAGGTTCTGCAAACCTTCTGGCAGCTGTAACTCTGTGCCTGGACCTTTAATGACCGTTGACCACTCAAAGGGAACAACCGTGAGCCCTTGACGCTTTAGCCCTTGATTTTTCACTGACCAGCAACTCATAGAACGTGCCGTGATATTGCCCCACGTGTCATCAAGCGTAAAGTAGATTACGCGCTTGCCGTCTTGTGCCACTTCCGTTGCGATGTGTACTGCAAGCGAAGATTTACCAGCGGAAGCAACACCGCCAAGAATGGTTAAGCCTGGCATAAGTCCACCAGATAATGCATCATCAGCGATAGTGTGCGTCTTGAGTGGCTCTTTGGCTGCAAGATAACACTCAACATCCCAGCCATACTTTGGGCGGTTTAAGTTGCGCAAATATTCAAACGTCATTTGCGCTCACCTTTGCCCTCATTGTTTTCCCAGTAGCTTGCAATACGCTCTTCTGGTGTGAGGTCATCAATAACCGCTTGCATCATCAAGTCAAAGTCAGGGTCAGTCTCATAGATATAATCGAGCGTGCAATCCTTCTGCATGGCGGTCGCCGAG